AGGACTTATTTCCAAAGAAAACTTTATAGAAGTTTAAATGTTCCTATTTCAAGATTAGAAGCTGAACAAAACTTTTCTTTAGGTAGATCAACAGAGATTACAAGAGACGAATTAAAGTTTACTAAGTTCGTACAAAAAGTTAGAAAAAAATTCACGCCATTATTCAATGACATGCTTAAAACTCAGTTAGTTTTAAAAGGTGTTATTAATGTAGAAGAATGGCCATCAATGAGAGAACATATTAGTTATGATTTCTTACAAGATAATAACTTTGCAGAATTAAAAAATGCAGAATTATTAAGAGAGAAAATAGATCAACTTGGTGCAATCGAGGGATTTGTTGGAACATTCTTTAGTAAGAAATGGGTACAACAAAATGTTCTTAAATTAAGTGAATATGAAATAGAAGAAATGAAAAAACAAATGAATATTGAGGCAGGTATTCCACCAGAAGAAGGCGGAGTTAACTTACCACCTAATGATGGTGTAACAAACGAACCTATGAAAGGTGAACCTCAACAAGAACCACAACAACAACCAGATGATGATATAGGAGATATAGAATAATGTCTAGCGATAAAATAATTGATGCATTAAATAACGGAAGTAATTTAGATGCCGAAGATGCATTTAAAGAAACTATGAAAGATAAGGTAGCAATGGCAATTGATACTAAAAAACAAGAGATTGCTAAAGGATTTGTAAGAGATCATATACCAGAAACAGAACCAGAAACACAACCAGAACCCTCAGAAACCGAGTAAAAACATGAAGTTTGAAGAGTTATACACTTCCACCTTTGAAGCTGACGAGTTTAAAAAGACAAAGGAATATCGGAAACAATCGCCTAAAATGAAGAAGGCAATTGACGATATTTTTAAAAAAATGGACGCAAAGCCTTCAAATTTCCTAAATACTTTTGAAAAGACAATATCCGATGTCGCTAAGAAGTACAGAGTCAAAGAAAAAGACTTGATACAATATTTCGAAAAAGAGGCAATCGGACTATTAAAGTAAGGAACAAAAATGGCAGTAGTATTACAAACAATCAAAGATTCAGATTTCGAGCATGTTGTTAAAATAACAACTACTGGTACAAACTCAGCCGCAACAGTTGTCGATGCATCAGGTTTAACTGGTCATGACTCTGGTCCGAAACTATCGATTGTTGCTTGTACTTGGTCAGTAGGTTCACAAACAGATATTTTATTTGATGCGACTTCAAATGTTGTGGCATTATCACTACAAGGTAATGGAACAATGTCATTAGTAGGTCATAATTTTGGTGCAATAGCAAACAACGCTGGTTCAGGCGTAACAGGTGATATACTTTTAACAAATAGTTCTGCTTCAGTAGGAACTATCATATTACATTGTAGAAAAACAGCAGGTTACGATAACCTAGAGTAAAGATATGACACAAGCAGTTAAACTAATCACAGAAGCTACAGATTTTTCTCAAAACAATTACCTAATCGAAGAAAAGAATGGTAAGAAAGAGTACAAAATCAAAGGCATCTTTATGCAATCTAACATCAAAAACAGAAACGGAAGAGTATATCCGAAAGAAGTTTTGATGAAAGAGGTTGCAAACTATAACAAAGATTATATTCAAAAGAACCGAGCATTCGGTGAACTTGGACACCCAGAAGGTCCAACGGTTAACTTAGACAGAGTATCACACATGATAACTGAACTAAAACCAGAGGGCGATAACTTCATAGGAGAGGCAAAAATTATGTCGACTCCGATGGGTGAAATTGTCAAAAACCTTATGGACGAGGGTGCAACTCTCGGTGTATCATCAAGGGGAATGGGAAGTTTAGACCAAAGAGGCGGTGCTAACTATGTGAGAAGCGACTTCAAACTGGCAACAGCCGGTGATATCGTGGCAGACCCGTCTGCTCCAAACGCTTTCGTAGAGGGAATTATGGAAGGTAAAGAGTGGGTATGGGACCATGGTAGTCTAGTTGAGGCGGAAGTCTTTAACATGAAACAAAGAATTGAGAAGAAAACTCGACTAAAAGAAGATAAAATGAAGGCACTTGAATTTGCTAAATTCATGAAAATGATTAGTAATAAGTAGTTAAAAGTGCAAAGTTTTATAAATAATAGTACTAAATAAAAAATAAAAGGAGAACGTTCCAATGGCTACAGAAATAGACAAAACCATAGAGGAATTAGAAGCGGAAGTTTTGGCTGAGTTAGAAGAAGCCAATGGTGCTGATGCTCCTAAAAAATCTGCGGTAAAAGCAGAACCTATGGATAAAATCAAGCCAGCTCTCTCAGGTGAAGACAAACCAGAAGACATGGGAAAAGCAGTAACAGACCCTAAAGATGCTACTGACCCAGGTAAAGAAGCTTCTAAAAAATCAAAAGAAGTTTCTGGTGACGCACAACAAAAGGGAGAAGGCAAACCTGACGCAATTCAAAAAATCAAAGAAGAAGACGAAGACGATAAAGAAGATGAGAAAAAGTCTGACAAAGAAGATGAAGACGAAAAAGAAGTGAAAGAAGAAGACGAAGACGAAAAAGAAGATGAAAAGTCTGACGAAGACATGAAAAAAGAAATGATTAAAGCTATGAAGTCAATGAAAAAAGACGAAATGGCTAACATGTATGCTTCTTATCACTCAGCTGCAATGTCCAAAACTAAAGACGAAATGTATAAAGAAATGATGCATGGTATGGACAAAATGAAAAAAGAAGGTATGAAAAAACTTCATGCAGCAGTAATGCCGTCTAAAATGAAAGCAGAGGAAGCTACTGATGCAAAAACTGAGGAAAGACTAAAATCAGTTGATGTTAAAGAGCATGTCGATGCTTTGTTGAACGCTGACGATTCTTTATCGAAAGAGTTTAAAGAAAAAGCTGCTACAATTTTTGAAACTGCTGTTAAGTCTAAAATCAGAGAAGAGATTAAAAGACTTGAAGAAGAGTATCAAGAAGAAGTAAGAACTGAAGTTGCTGATACAACTAAATCATTAACTGAAAAAGTTGATGGTTATCTAGATTACGTTGTAACTGAGTGGATGAAAGAAAATGAATTAGCAATCGAAAGAGGCTTAAAAGGCGAAATCGCTGAAGACTTCATATCTGGTCTTAAGCAGTTATTCGAAGATCACTACATCGATGTACCTGCTGAGAAGTATGACGTACTAGAAGCGCAAGCTGATAAAATTTCTAAATTAGAGAAAAAATTAGAGGAAACAATTCAACAAGTAGTTGAGGCGAAGAAATCTGAAGGCGCTCTAATGAAAGAATCTGTTAAGACTGAGGTTTCTTCAGACTTAACTGAAACTGAGATTGAAAAGTTTGACTCACTAGCTCAAGAAGTAGAATATACTGATAAAGAGTCTTATACTGAAAAGTTAAAGACTATTAAAGAAAACTACTTCCCTAAAAAACAAGTTATGAGTGAAACTGCACATGATGAAGTAGAAACTGGCACCGCTGTACAGGCTGACATAGACGGACCGATGGGGGCGTATATTTCCGCTATCGGAAAAGCTGTAAAGAGTGCAAACTAATAAATAGTAGAAAATAAAAAGGAGAAACACAATGTTTCAAACACAACATCTACAAGAAAAGTGGCAGCCAGTCCTAGAACATCCCGAACTACCAAAAATCGGTGATGCGTACAGACGAGCTGTTACTACTTTAATCTTGGAAAACCAAGAGAAATCTATGAAAGAAGATAGATCATTCTTAGGTGAGGCTGCACCAACTAACGCAACTGGTTCAGCTGTTGACAATTGGGACCCTATTCTTATTTCTCTAGTTAGAAGAAGTATGCCTAATCTTATTGCATATGACATCTGTGGCGTTCAACCTATGAGCGGCCCAACAGGTCTTATCTTTGCAATGAGAGCAAGAGCAACTAATCAAACTGGTAAAGAAGCTTTAGCTGACCCATTGATACCTGATCTATCAAACCAAGACGCTGCTGGAAATACTGGTGGCGGAGACCAATCTGGTACTAACCCAGCTGTTCTTAACGATTCACCATCTGCTGGTACATACAGTTTCGTAACTGGTATGACTACAGCTCAAGGTGAGACTTTAGGTGATGGTACAGATGAATTCGCAGAAATGGCTTTCTCAATCGAGAAACATACTGTTACTGCGGTAACAAGAGCTCTTAAAGCAGAATACACTATGGAACTTGCTCAAGACCTTAAAGCAATCCATGGTTTAGACGCTGAGACTGAACTTGCTAACATCTTGTCATCTGAAATCCTAATGGAAATCAACAGAGAAGTTGTAAGAACAATTTACAACACAGCTGTAGCTGGTGCTCAAACTAACACAACAACTGCAGGTATCTTTGACTTAGATACAGACTCAAACGGAAGATGGTCTGTTGAGAAGTTTAAAGGTCTATTGTTTGCAATCGAAAGAGATGCAAATGCTATCGGTCAACAAACAAGAAGAGGAAAAGGTAACATCATCATAACATCTGCTGATGTCGCTTCTGCTCTTCAAATGGCTGGTGTTCTAGACTACACACCTGCGTTATCAACTAACCTAAACGTAGATGACACAACAACTACATTTGCTGGTGTATTAAACGGAAGATACAGAGTTTACATCGACCCATATGCTGCAAACGTAGCTGCTAAACAATACTACGTAGTAGGTTACAAAGGAACTTCACCATACGATGCTGGTGTATTCTATTGTCCTTATGTACCTCTACAAATGGTTAGAGCCGTTGGTGAGAACTCATTCCAACCAAAAATTGGTTTCAAAACAAGATACGGTATGGCTGCAAATCCATTCCATACTGGTACTGTTGCTGCTTCTGCTGAAGGTGCAATTACACTTTCTGCAAATACTAACAAGTATTACAGAAGAGTACAAGTTACAAACTTAATGTAATCTTGGTTGAAAACAACAATTCAAAGAGGGCGCTTCGGCGCCCTTTTTATTTTGAGCATATAAATACTGAGTGGAGTAATTATGACTAAAAGATTAGATATATCAGACGATACTGCTGTTTCAATGCCCGTTAGAAACATGCTCGCCATAATCGGAGCGGTGGCTGTCGGAGTATGGGCTTATTTCGGAATCCTAGAGCGTATTACCATGTTGGAAACAACAAGTGTATTACAAGAAAAAGATATCAACCAACACGTTGAAAGAATAGAAAACGAAGTTATTAAGAATTCAGAGTTTAGAATCAAATGGCCTCGAGGTGAAATGGGAAGTTTGCCAGCTGACTCAGAGCAATTTATGCTCATCGAAGACATTTATAGCACGCTAGAAAAAGTTGAAAAACAATTAGAAAGCATGATGCATAATAAAGTGAATATTGAATTTCAATCAAAACAACTTTCTAAAGCTTTAGAAGATATTGAAATACTAAAAGATAAAGTGAGACAAAACGGAAACACTATTAAAAACGGAGACTAATATGATAGAGGTAGTAGTAGCTCTTTTGATGATTATAAATGGTGAGATTAAGGAGCATAGAATACAAGAGTCGATGGCTGCTTGCTTAAAAGGTAAGCGTATAGCTGAAAGACAACCAACCATGTCCGTAAGATATCAATGTATAAAATCTAAAGCAGAGCTAGAAAAAAACATCGATGGGTCATGGGGAATTAAAGCAATTATTTTGGAGAACCAAAACTAATGTCGTTAGAAAGACAACCAACAACTTTAGATTATGCATCACCTACACAATTTAGGTTGGTGATTAATCAGTTACCAAAAGTTCAGTTTTTTACTACTGCAGCTAATTTACCAGGTATCT